AGCAATCCTGGCCCGTCCCAGGTTTTAGGTTTGAAGAAAGGTCATAGCAAGTCGATATGCGCTATTATTTCTGGCATGACCAAAACATGCGAGAGATGTCCAGTCGAACTGCCCGAGCGACCAGTTGGAGCTCAGGGCGCCAGGCCGCGATTCTGTTCCAACTGCGTGCGCAAGAGGGGGCGCCAAGTCAGGACCCCCAAGCCGAAGCGCAGGTACGACTACGTCTGCCGCTACTGCAAGGGGTGGTTCCAGCACGGGCGCTCGAATCGCAGGCACTGCGGCGACGACGAGTGTCGACTGGCCTACAACGCGGAGCGAATGCGCGAGTTCAACGCCAAGAAGGCTGAGGAGCTCGGCGAGAGCTACTACCGCCAGTTCCGCGCCGGCGCGTACGAGAAGGCGAAGGCGCATCCAGACGGCCCGCCCCGCACGCGGTACGCCGACACCTATCGGAAGGGCGACCAAGTCCGCCGAGCTCGCAAGTTGGGCGCAACGGTCGAGGAGTTCAGTGACCTCGAGATCTACGAGCGTGATGGATGGACTTGCCAGCTCTGCTCGGGCGACGTCGACTCGTCGCTGAGGTGGCCGGAGCCGATGAGCGCGAGCCTAGACCACGTCATCCCGCTCTCAAGGGGTGGCGAGCACTCCCGGGTGAACACCCAGCTCGCCCACCTCGACTGCAACGTCCGCAAGGGCGCCAAAATCGAGGCTCCGTGACGGCTGTGACATGTGACGCCCCCTTTTCAGGTCGGGACTGGGGAAAATCTGGGGAGGTGGACGAGGAGGACCTACCCTTCTTCATACATTACTTACTTTTAGGTGTCACAAGTGTCACAAGAGAGAAGAAAAGGGCCTCTGACCTGCGGTTTTGTCGTGTGACACCCCCGTGACACCACCCCCCAAAGTGTGACGGCACAGGTGTCACACTTGATAACAAAGAGCAACCCCCCGTAACCTAGAGTTGCTAGCTACGGGGGGTTGCGTGACAGCTACAGGCAGTTATGTCCGGTGGTGACACCGCCGATGGCCAGGTGTCACAGGCCGATGTTCCAGTTCTCGGAGTCGGTGACCTCGATGCGGTACTCCGGATTGAGGACCAGACCCCTCCAGCCGCGCACCTGACGGCCCCCGATACGACCACGGTCCCGCTTCAGGGTGTCGTCGTCGCGGAGGCGGAGGACCAGGTCGTCGATCGGCGGCCGGGCCTTGTAGCCGTTCCGGTCGCACCAGACGTCGAAGGCCTTGGCGATGTGCTCGGTCGCGGTGAAGTCCTTGTGGTTGCCCGTGAAGGACGCGGCCTCCTCCCAGAACTCGTTGGTGAAGTCGGTGGCGGCCTCGAACTCGTCCTGGCTGCTCTGGATGAGGGAGAACTCTCCACGGTCTAGCAGCTCGGGCAGGATGCGGATCGCTTTGGCGATGATCCCCTCGGCCTCCTTGAGCAGGACGTCCTGGTAGCGGTCCCGGCGTCGCACGCCGTCACCCTCGCCGACCTTCTTGTCGAACTTGAGGATGGCGAAGCGCCGCGTCCAGGCCGACGTGCGGTCGCTCGAGCGGGGGATCTGGTTGGCCGAGAAGAGGTGATTGCAGAACGGCCGGAAGCTGAACTCCGGCTTGTTCTTCTGCTGCGCCTGGATCGCCTCGCTGGCCACGACCCGCTTGAAGATGGCCGTCTCGGAGACCTTGGTCGGGTCGATGTCCGTCACGATGTTCGTCTGCTTGCCGAGGAGGCTGTGCGTGGCGAACACCGTCTTGGACATGTCCTGCGGGGAGAGGGCGGCCGTGTTCCGCATGCCGACGAGCCCCTGGATGACCTCGAGGTACGTCGACTTGCCGGAGCCTCCCTTACCGAAGAGCAGGCCGGCGCGCTGGATCGGGTTGCCCGAGTAGAGCGAGATCGCGATGAGCTCCCAGGCGAGCTGGATGCTCTCGACGTCGAGCCGCTGGAACAGCCAGGCGTCGAACGTGGGGCACTCCGCCTCCGCGTTCCAGTCGTACGGGAGCTGCACGGTGGACTTGAACGACGGATCGTGGTCGAGGAGCTCCTCGGTCCGCCAGTTCAGCATGCCGTTGGTGAAGTTGATGTAGCTCTCGTGTGGCTCCACCTCGATCTCATCGGCGATGGTGGAGAGGATGTCCTCCACCGGCGCCACGTCGCGCGGCTGGTAGTTGTCGTCGAAGCTGGCGGCCATGGAGAGCCGGACGATGGAATCATTCAGCACCCACGCGCCGTCCTTGTAGACCCACCAGTTCTGCGACTTGGAGAGCGGCTGCTTGGCGATCGGCCACGACGAGCTCAGGCGCCGCGCGGTGGTGGCCGGGAGCAGCTCCTTCTCCTTCTTCTTGCCGTCCTCGTCGACCTGGATCCGGCGGCACCCCTTGATGTCGAAGATGATGTGCCCCTGGACGCCACCGACGAGCTTGGCCTCCGAGGTCACCTCCTCCTCGTCAGCGGTACCGCCGTCGGCTTTTGGGGAGCGGTCCTCCACGCCGTCGAACAGGTCGACCTCGTCCTCGATCGGGTAGTGGGCCGCGTCGGCCTTGCCCAGCGCGCGGACGAACTTGCCCAGGCCGTCGGCCAGCGTGAACGAGCTGTCGTTGGGGAGGTGACCCCGCAGCATGCCGATGACGTCATCCTTGCCGAGCGGGTTCCAGTCGGCGTTGACGATCTGCGCGAGCCGGTAGGTACGGCGTACGACGCCCGCCTCCCAGCCCTCCTGCTCACCACGGAACTCCTCGCGGTAGCCCTCCGGCCACTTCTTCATGGCGTCGAGCTCGCTCATGATGCCGGCGACGACCTTGTCCAGCCAGGCGTCGATCTTCTGCTTGGTCGCCGCGTCGGCCGCCTCGTACGCCGCCGCATTGGCGGTCCGCTCGATCGTCTCGGTGTCGTACTCCTTCGGCTTCGAGCGCTCCTCGAGCACGGCGGCCAGACGGGGCGGCAGCGGGGCGAAGTCCATGCCACCTTCGGGGTCGAAGCGATACACACCGTCACCGGTGCCACCCTTCTTCACCTCGCTGGCGGCGATCTTGCTCCCCGGGCCGACCATGTAGCCGTTGTTGCCCCGAATGTCGACGCCCTTGACCAGGTCCTGCGCGTTGGCGAAGTTCGTGCCCTCCGGCGCGAGGAAGTACATCGATCGGCCGCCGGAGCCGGTGATGACCGTGAAGGTCTCCGGCAGGCTGTAGTCGGCCAGGAACTGCGCGATCTCGTTGCCCTCGACGTAGTCGTCCAGGTCGACGCCGATCAGGTTCGAGGCGCTCATAGACACGCCGTAGTTGCCCGTGATCGCCGAGGCGTCAGCAACCGCGTCGATCGAGCCCTTGCTGTCCTTGAGCGGGATCTTCGACCCATACGAGAGCGGGAAGACGTGGCAGCCCTTGCGGACCATCGCGGCGGCCCACTTCGGCCCCTGGTGGTCGGACTTCGGGGCAGCCAGGCCCCGCTCCTCCATGAACGACTTCTCGGTCACTCTTCCTCCTTCTGGGGGTGGGTCCGTACGACGTACCCACGGTTGCTCGGGTGGTCCACGCGGACGTAGTCGATTTCGGTCGTATGGTCGCACCGGCCGCAGCGGAGTGTGATCCGAACCTCCGGACCCAGTTCGCCGGTGAAGTTCAGGTCCTGCCACCCATCGAAGCCGCAGTGGATACAGGTCGGACGATACTCCCTCACCGGCACGACCGGCTTCCAGGCCAGGACATCATTCTGGTCCCAAACCGGGCCCATCCGGAAGGTCTTGGCCGGCCGGGGGAAGTCGTGCTTCCTGGTCCAGCCGGAGGCGACGTTCTTGCTGATGCCGTAGAGGTCGGCGATCTCTCCGAGGCCGATCAGGTCGGCAACCTTGGTCTCTGTCATGGCCACGACCTTACACGATGTTGACACATCTCTGCAACTGCGCTTTACTAGTCCTCATGACCAACGAACTGCACCAGCTTCTCGACCACATCGAATACAAGGCGCGGCCGCAGCAGGAGAAGCTCTTCGACCTCCTCTCTGGCGTGTCCACCACCGGTGTCATCGCCCAAGCGGGCACCGGCACCGGCAAGTCCGTCGCCGTCCTGGCCGCAGCAGCCAGGGCCTTCCACACTACAGGGATCCAGTCCCTCGTCGTGACCCCGACCCGCATCCTGATGGACCAGTACATGGCCAAGGATGCACCGGCCGCCGCCGAGTGCTTCGGGCTGACCATCGCCGAGCTGCGCGGCAAGCGCTGGTACGAGTGCGACCTGTCCGCCGACCTGGTTGGATCCGGCGAAGACTCGCCTGGCTGCCTGGGCCGCGACGTCGACTGCTCGATCAAGGCCTGGATGGGCATCGACGACGACCCGGACGTCAACTGGCACGACGTCGGCCCCGACCAGTTCACCCCGCAGTACCGCTGCGGCTATCAGGAGGCGAAGTACCGGGCGGGCCGGGCCGACATCGTCGTCACGAACACCGACTTCTGGGTGATCAACGACCGGACGCTGCCGGACCCGATCTTCTCGCTGTACGGCGCCGTCTTCGTCGATGAGGCACACCAGCTCGAGGCCAAACTGAAGGACTACGCCGGTCGCTCGGTCCGGGAGAAGGAGCTCCGGACGCACTACGGCGACGCCGGCCACGTCATGTCCAAGATGCTCGAGCGGTACCGCGACGGCAAGGCGGAGAAGATCGGAACCGCCATCGCCGCCCAGGTGAAGGTGCTGGTCGCGCGCGGCCCGGACAAGCGCGACAACGGCACCACCCCCGAGCGCGCCCAGGAGGTCCAGGAGGCGCTGGAGAAGATCTACTTCCGGATCACCGACGAGTCCGACAACGTCATCATCTGGTCGGACGGCTGGAGCCTGAAGATGGACTGGATCGACGTCAGCCCCTCGGCGCGCGGCCTGCTGACCGCCCGGCCGTTCGGACTCGTCTCGGCGACCATCCCGAGCTCGATGCCGTCGGCACTGGGCGTCTCGGATGCGCTCGTGGCGGACGTCGGCCACCCGTTCAACTACTCCAAGCAAGCGACGCTAACGATCAGTGAGACCGATGGTAGCTTCAAGTACGCCGGGTCGAAGGCCAACTTCGAGAAGCGTGTAAACGAGCTGAAGGCGCACATCGACGCCACCAAGGGCGGCTGCCTGCTCCTCTTCAGCGCGTTCGCGGACATGAAGCGGGTCTACGACGCGATCGCGGGCGAGATGATGCTGAACGGCCGGACCGTCCTGCTCCAGAACGACCAGCTCAACGTCCGGACGAACGACGAGCTGGCGGCCATCTTCAAGGAGGACGGCTCGGCGGTCCTGTTCGGCTCGGAGAGCTTCGCCACCGGGTTCGACGTCCCGGGCGACGCCCTGGAGCTGGTCAGCCTCTGGAAGCTGCCGTACCCCGGCAAGGACCCCGTTACCGAAGCGCTCCTCAAGCGCTTTTACGTTCGCTACCGCGACCTGATGCTGACCCGCATCGTCCAAGGGGCTGGTCGCCTGATCCGGACGGAGACCGACCGTGGTCACCTCCACATCTGCGACTCGCGCGCGGAGGAGATCGTCAAGAGCAAGGATCTGATGGTCCGGCATCTTGGCGAGTTCGCCCGGAGCTGATAGGCTCCTTCTCAAGGATCCCAGAGGGGTCGAGGACACACCGGACTTACCAACCCAAGTGGGCGCAGCGGCCTAAGAACCGCGCGTGAAGAAGCCGGATCAGATCCTCGGCCCCTCGTCCTTTTGGTACCCTGGGGTCGACGGTGGGGCAGTGCCCGCCGCAGAGACCGCAGGAGGTCGCGATGGAGCGCATAGTCGTACTGGCAGGTTCCCTCAGGGAGGCGAACGCGTACTGCCGGGACAAGGGCATTCGAGCTCTGTTCGCGAGCACCTCCACGCAGGTCCAGAAGGCGACCAAGATCATCGAGCTCCCCGGCTTCGCGCAACGCCGTGACAGATTCACGCTCGCCAGCTCCCGGGATTCCCGGCTGAAGTACGGCAAGGGCGTCGAGTTCATCGACGAGGCCGACTGGGTCGCCCCGAAGAAGGTCCTCGACGAGGCTGACCAGATCACCGAGCCCATCCAGGGCCTGGTGCTTCCGCTCGGCGTGCCGGACTACGGAGACCTGACCGACGAGGCCAACCTGAACGCGCTCAAGATGGCGCTGAATCGGGTTGGCTTCACGCTCAAGAAGCTCCCCCCGAAGAAGACCCAGGCCGAGGCGCCCGTGGTCGACGCACCGGTGGAGTTCTGATGGGCGCGCGCGGACCGGTCGGCAAGAAGGACGCCGCCAAGATGGGCCACCGCACCAAGGCCGAGCTGGCCGGCACCGAGGTCATCAACCTCGACGAGATCGACGACGCCCTGATCAAGCTGGCCGAAGAGGGCATGATCCCCGCCGACGAGAAGTGGCACCCGGTCGCCCGGCAGTTCTACGACAGCCTGGCCGCGTCCGGACAGCGGATCTACTACCAGCCGTCGGACTGGGCCATCGCCTACATGCTGGCGGACTCGATCAGCCGGGACTTCAAGCCGCAGTTCGTCGGTGTGAACGAGGAGTCCGGCGAGCCGATCTTCGAGACCATTCCGCTGAAGGGCGCCTCGCTCGGGGCGTACCTCAAGGGCTTCACCGCGCTCATGGCGACCGAGGGCGACCGGCGACGGCTGTCCATCGAACTCGAGCGCGAGTCACTCAAGGGCAAGGGGAAGGACGACGTCGTCGAGGACGGCGTCGTGCTGGACCGAGCCGCCATGTTCAAGCAGGGAGGGAAGGCCTGATGGCCGCCATCGCTCACGCTCAGTCCTGCCCCGGCGGAGACTGCGACAACTACAAGTGCCGCTGCGAGTGTGGCTACGCCCCGGGCAGCTTCGCCTGCAAGATCCGGCACCTCCAGATCAACACCGGGGACGCCAAGGCCAACGCCAGGGACGTGGAGATCACCACGAGTGGGAGGATCATCCGATGAAGGGTGAGATGTGCATCCTGCACCGCAGCGTCCTGAGGTTCCCCACCGGCAAGGAGAAGGGGTTCATCATGCGCTCCTGCGACAGCCGGTGCCCCAAGCACGGGACCAAGAAGAGATGACCCCCCTGCTGACGACGGGCGACGCCGTCGGCATCCTGATCATCATCGTGTTCTGGGCCGCCTTCGTGACCCTCCTCGGGATCGCGATCGGCCGGAGGATCTCCCGGAGGAAGTAATGCCCACCCTGGTCGACGAGCTGACTGGGCCCACTGAGGCCATCGTCGAGCCGGTCGCCATCGGGCCCACCTGGCAGCGCAATCCAGACTGGGACGGTGAGAACCCGCTCGACGAGTTCGTGCTGCCCGAGTTCACCCTGGGCTGGCAGATCCTGAAGTGGATCACGGAGAACCTGCTGGCCGACGAGGTCGACGAGACCGGCCGGCCGATGCCGTTCAACCCGACCGACGAGCAGAAGCGCTTCATCCTTTGGTGGTACGCGATCGACGCGCGCGGCCGCTTCGTCTACCGCGAGGGAGTCTTGCAGCGCCTCAAGGGCTGGGGGAAGGACCCGATCGCGGCCGCCATCGCCGCCGTTGAGCTGGTCGGCCCCTGCCGCTTCATGGGCTGGACGACTCGTCGCCGCCCGGACCTCGGCCTGAACATCGGCGACCCGATCGGCAAGTCGCACCCGCGCGCGTGGATCCAGATCGCTGCGGTGTCGAAGGACCAGACGAAGAACACGATGACCCTGTTCCCGGGGCTGTTTACACAGGCCTGCAAGGACAAGCACGGCATCACCATCGGCAAGGAGGTCTGCTACGCGTACGACGGCGCGCGTCGGATCGAGGCCGTGACCAGCTCGCCGAAGACGCTCGAGGGCGGCCGGCCGACGCTGGTCATCATGAACGAGACCCACCACTGGCTCGCGAACAACGAGGGCCACGAGATGAACGCCGTCATCAGCCGTAACGCGACCAAGAGCAAGGGCGGCACCGCGCGCCGCCTGGCGATCACCAACGCCTACGAGCCCAGCCAGGACAGCGTGGCCCAGCGCCGCCGCGAGACCTGGGAGGAGCAGGAGGCTGGCCTGACCGCGAAGACCGGCATCATGTACGACTCCCTGGAGGCTCCGCCGGACGCGACCATGCGCCCGCCCAAGGTCCGGGACGGCTCGGGCAAGATGGTGGAGCCGAGCGAGACGGCGATCCGCGAGCACCTCGCTGCGATCATCCGGGGCGTGCGCGGCGACGCGTGGTGGCTCGACGTCGAGGGCCTGGTCGACGCGATCCTGGACAAGGAGAACCCGGTCAGCCGGTCTCGCCGGTTCTGGTTCAACCAGATCGTCGCCTCCGAGGACGCCTGGCTCGACCCGGCCGCGATCAAGGCCGCCATCGACCCGCTCCTCGCCGAGCAGCGCAAGCTGCCGGACCACGACGAGCTCCGCGTCGGCTGGCGGAACATCATGCCGGACGAGGATGTCGTGCTGTTCTTCGACGGCTCGAAGTCCGACGACGCCACGGCCATCGTCGGCTGCCGGGTCAGCGACAGCTTCATCTTCACCATCGGCGTATGGCAGAAGCCGAAGGGTGAGCGCGGCAAGACCTGGCTGGTCCCGCGCGGCTCTGTCGACGCCCGCGTGCGCGAAGCCATGTCCACGTTCAACGTCGTCGGCTTCTGGGCCGACCCGTCTCACGCTACGGATGACGAGGACGGCACCCGCTACTGGGACGCCCTGATCGACGAGTGGCACCGCGACTTCAAGGACGACCTCAAGGTCTGGGCGACCAAGTCCGGCCTGTCGACGCACTCGATCATGTTCGACCTGGCCAGCCCGGAGCGGCAGCGCCTCTTCGTCGGTGCGGCCGAGGAGTTCGTCGAGATGATGGAGTCCAAGAACGACATTGAGGAGTACGATCCTCAATTCTCGATCGACGGCCACCCGGCGCTCATCAACCACATGCGCAACGCCCGGCGCTACCCGGGCAAGTTCGGCATCTCACTGATGAAGGACAACCGCGAGAGCTCGCGCAAGATCGACCTGGCTGTGGCCGCCGTCGGCGCCCGCCTCTGCCGGCGCTCCCTGCTGAACACGGAGAAGCCAGAAGAGGATCGCACCGGCGAAATCTGGGGCGCCTGGTAACCTGGACTTGCCTGGGGGTAAGTCCAGGATGGCCACTATGGAGGACACATGCCCACTCTCTCGAACGCGCGGCGCAACGCAGCGGCCGCCGGACACACTGACGCGCTCGATGGGGGAAGCGGTCCGGGCAAGATCCGGGTCTACTCCGGCACCAAGCCCGCTGGCCCCGACACGGCGATCACCGCCCAGGTACTCCTGGCCGAGTTCGTCTGTGCTGACCCGGCCTTCACCGCTGGAGCCACCGGTGTCCGGACCCTCGACGCCACGCCCGCTCTGACGGCCGAGGGCCTGGCCGCCGGCACCGCAGCCTGGTACCGCGCGGTCGACAGCGACAACGTGGCGCACTTCGACGGCACGGTCAGCGACGAGGCTGGCTCCGGCGAGCTGAAGCTGAACACCACCACCGTCTCCGTCGGCCTGGACCTCGAGCTCACCGCTGGCACCCTGACGCAGCCCGCGTAGCTAGGAGGAGCACATGACGCTCCCCGCTGCCCTGCTGGAGTGGAGCGCTGACGAGGCCTCCGGC